ACTAAAGCAAAGGCTGAGGCTGAAGCTGCGGTGATGATCAACCAATCGAAGAGCGCGGCTGACTGGGAAACCGCTATGGCTAGGGCAAGCAACACTAGCTGGAAAGACGAGTGGATCACCATCCTGTTTTCCATCCCATTGGTTCTGGCATTCGTACCATCGGCTGTACCGTATGTCCGTGAGGGCTTCGCAGTTCTAGCGACCATGCCGCAGTGGTACCAATACGGGTTGTCCGTAATCATCGCTGCATCCTTCGGTGTGAGGGGTGCGATAGGAATTATGAACAAGGTCAAGAAGTGATGGACTACCTCTACTTCAAGCGTGAAGACTTCGACTGCCAAGAGACAGGCGAGAATAATGTCAGTAGTGACCTGATCCGAAAGGTTGACGAGCTACGCTCTGCTGTTGGTAGACCGCTGTACATCACGTCTGGATACCGCTCTCCCCGTCATAGTTTAGAGGTGAAGAAGGCAAAGCCGGGTACCCATGCACAGGGTATTGCTTGTGACATCGCAGTGGCTAACGGGGTGGAGAGAAGACAGTTAGTGAAGCAGGCGTTTTACCTTGGCTTCACCGGCATAGGGATTCACAAAACATTCGTTCACGTCGATATGCGAGAGACAGAACCCGTGCTATGGGTTTACTAGGACGTGGTTCTTGAGCTAGGGGCTATCATCAGTGGCCTTAACATGGCCGCCTCTGCTCTAAACAAAACGGCTCAAGCAACTCAAGACCTCAGCCAGATCAGTGGCTACCTATCCGCACTAGCCGAGGGTCAGCACGATCTACAAAGACTACAAAACACCAAGACACTCAGCGCAGCCGACGCTGTCAAAGCGCAGTTAGCGAAGAAGGAAGCTGACGATGCGTTGGCACAAGTGCGCGAGGCATTCGTGTACTCAGGGAACGGCCAGTTGTGGGACGATGCGATGAAGGCTATGGCCGAGGCTCGCAAGGCTAGGGCTGCTGAGATCCGCCGGTTGGAGTTGGCTAGAAAGCGCAGGAAGAAAGAGCTAACACAACTGGCTATTGTCATCGCTGTCTCTGTTGGCCTCATCCCAATAGCTATCATGCTCGCCATATGGCTGATCTTCCAGATATGAAGCCGCTGTTAGGGAGTGTGGTTTGCGTGCTATCTATGATCGCCGGTATCTTCGTGGCTGTCTGGTTCGCCTCGATATTGTTTTAGGCTAGGTTCGTCGGCGCAGGCCACGATGTGCGCTTAACCAACAGGTGAATCTTGTAGCGTGTCACCTTCAGTTCGTCCGCAATCCACCGTGTCGTTTTCCCCTGACGCTGCCATTCCCATATCTGCCGCTTTGTTGCCTCACTGAATGGGGCGCTGACGTTGGCTAGCCTGTAATCTAGGTACTCACGCTGCAGTTTTTCCTGCGCTTTGATCGCTTTATAGAACAAGTCTACCGGCTCGTCTTGAAGTTCGTGTGGCGGTCGTGACATTTTTTGCAACGGCGTTGGCTACCTTTCGTCATCTCGGCTGTGGGGAATAGGTTCTTACAGTTCAGGCAGACGTTCAAGTCGCGTGGCACGTTAGATGGTAGCTGCTGGATCTCACCACCGTTGGCTAAGAATTCTTTGAGTGCGTCGTTCATCGGTTTTCCTTTTGGACAATGGCAAAGCCTACGTTGCCGAGCTTAGATTTGATGGGGAACTGAGGGCCGAGCATGTCATCAACCCGGTCAACCTCCTGTTTAATCCACGACGGGAGGGGGTCAGGGCACGGCACTGGCTTGCCGTTGTACTCCACGCCATGCTTGTGCTCCAAGTAGCGGGTGGCTATCTCTTCGCTTATGCTGGTGCCGTTGGTCTTGCCTTCGTTGCCCTCACTCTTTGATGTACTGAGTGCAGTTATCTGTGACCGTATGTCCTTGGGTGTTGGGAAGTGGTCTAGCTTCTCGACCAATAGGCCCATCACTTCCTGCATTAGCGCAGGGCTGTCACGGCAGAATGCTTTGTAATGAACCTCGCCTAAACCGTCCGGCCAATCCCGCTTCTTGAACGGATGTAGCTGGAAGAATGGTTTATACAGCCGCGTGAAGTCTTCTTTCTCAATCATGTCTTTCCTTAGTTAAGTGCGCCAGTTGATGGTGTTGATGTGTGAATCTGCGCGGGCACAAGCACACCACCTAATTCTCATATCCCTTTCGGGAGGCTGACGCTGGCGCTCGCCGGCCCGGAAAGTTCCCGCCATACAATATTTTCAGAAAGGTATGTCCTCGTCCAGAGATTCAAACGGATTCGACTGCGCTGGCTGCGACGGTCGCGCTCGGTTAGGGTCTGGCTTCCATGTATCTACTTCGGCGTACCACTTACCCGACTTAGCCTCCTTAACCTGCAGGTTGATCCATTCCTCCGACTGCCCTTGCAGCCAATCCATGACTTCCTGCCGCTTTATGCTGAGTCCAAACTTCACGAAGTCTGGCGCGTTTTCCTTTGGCGGCTTCACATACAAGCCCTGCGCGAATACCTTATCCGTCATACGAACCTCAAAATTATGGTGGTGAGTGCGGCTGTTCCTGCCGCGATAGCTGCGATCATTGTGATCGACGTTGAGTCTAGCTGCGTAAGTCCCTGAGAAGGGGGCAATTCTACGCTCTCAGGCGTTTTCTCCACAACGGGAGGGGTTAGTATAGGGTCAGAAATAATCACGTCCTCGTGATCCTTGTAGTCCACGACCACAAACTTCTTCGGGTTGCGCTCTGAGCGCACGAGCTGATTCCGCTGCACCATATTGCTGAGGGTTTTCAGCACTTGGTCTTTTGACATCCGCACACTGCGTTCCCGCAAGCGGGTGTGGATGCCGTTGTAGGCAAGAGGCCCATGGGCCTTCACGATTGTATAGATCTCCTTTGAGAATCCATGTTTAGGTTTCATTTGTCGCTCTCCATTTTCTTGATGAATGATCGGATTGGTGATGGTAGTTCAGACCACACAGCTAACTTCATTTCGCTGTCTGCGGTTAGTTCTGCCAGCAGTTCTTTGAGTCCGCCGATATCGTCGGCATTGATCGCGTTAGCTATCTCGGCAACGTATTGCCCGCGCTTGTGCTCATCGACTTTTATTCCTTCTTCCTCCAAGACAGTCTTGGTGACTGACTGTGGTTTGCGCTTAGGCGTAGCCGATGCCGCGTTGCCGTCATCGTCTGTGTCAGCAGCCACACCGCAGGCCATCGCAAGCGAGTAGCGTTTCGCGTATGTCAACGCCGAGCCAAACCCTTGCGCGTTCTCTCGATCAACGGGAACGGTCACCGGCCCAGTGGCTAGTTCTTCACCGTGTCCATAGAACACAGTCTCGACAGCGATGCCAGCTTCCATTGGCACGGACTTCTGCACAAAGGCGATTCCGTTGGCATTGAGTGCGGGTTTAACGGCGTCGATCACCGACTTCAGCGAAGCGAACTTCGACTTGAAGTGTGGGTTTGTTTGGTCGAATGCCGCGTGCGACATCTCAGACTGCGCTTTCACGAGCGCATCAATCAGTGTTTGTTTTGATTCCATTCATCAAGTCCTTCAGTTGGGTTTGCATAAACTCGTAACGCTCGACCGAGTTCGTTGGTAGGTCGCAGTGGCGGATGTTGTCCACCGTCTGCGAGATTGGTTTGGCGACCAGATCATCGTCTGGCCCATCCATCATAAGTTCGGACTTCACTCTACCCATTAGCCACCTCCACAATGCAGGCGATCTGGTAGCCACGGGCGTATATGAACCACTGGCCGGATTCGTTGCCGTCCTTAATCTTGGCGGGGACATATCTTTCGTCTTCGTACTTGGCAATCGTCCAGTGCAGGTTTTCTTCCCACCACGTTTGGGTCTCAGACATTTCTGCGCGTGACTCGTCAACGATGCCGTCATCAAAGCCTTGGCATTCTGTCATGCCGTAAAACTTTAGCTTGAAGCTAACATCGTTGTTCGCAGGTTCGCCAAGATCGCAAGTTGGGCAAACTAGGAATGCGTGGCCGTCATCGTGCAGATCGCGCAGTTCATCATCGCAGGTTGGGCAAAGGTCAGCGTCACCCCACATCGCTTGAAAGCGCGGGTCGGATTCAATCGGTCTGTTTGGTACGTCGAACATATTGGTTTCCTCTGTTGTGTGAAGCCAATTAAACATGAACCTTTTAAGCATATCAAGCTTTTAATCGGATTATTTTCAGTGTACTGTTGGCAGTCAACAGGAGATATGAAATGAATCCAGAAG